ACCACCAGCTACATGACACATAAAGAGAGATTTCCCGACACCTGTATTATGAGATGATATATCATTGGTATAATATCTATGATTCTTATGCTCTACATTGATATCAACAATAGGAATGATCTTCTCAGATTCGTATATTTTACCTTTCTTAAAGCCATCTTTAGTTAGGAAGTGGAGTTCTTTATTCTGATTACCTGATGCTGGAATCCAACCTACAGTTGTCTCGAATAGATGATCGGCATTACATCGCACATCTTCATATCCAGGTATTCTTAGAATATATTCTTGGAAGTCGCCTTTGTCGATATAGAAGTTAACACCAACCCAACCATCAGGCGAATCAACTTCAATCTCATATCCTTCTTTAAGTAACGTATCTATCTTAGATATAGCTACGGTTTCTGGTGAACACCAGTTATTTTGATTTATTTCCATTTAGACCTCTCAATTTGTATAAATACTATTATAACATAAAAGATGTTATAAGTCAACATAATAAAATCGGACAGGAAAGATGCAGAAACATCTCCCCTATCCTAACACTAACGATTAAAAAGGAATCGATAATGTATAACTCTATTTATATCTACCTCTACACCCGCATCTGCCTTGAAGGCATCTCTGACAAGAAGCATTACGCACCAGGTTCTGGTCTTCATAAACATCATATACAACCTAAACATTCGGGTGGTAAAGATGTCGAAACCAACTACACATATCTTACTGTCCAAGAGCATATAACTGCTCATCATTTACTTTACCTTATACACGGACAGACAAATGACCTAAGAGCTATGCATATGTTAGGTGCTAATCTAACAACTGAATATAGACGCAAAGTCGGTGAATATTGCCGTGACAATCAAATAGGATTCCATAACCCTAAGTGGGATGCACTTCGCTCATCTTGGACCGCCAAAGCTTTAGAAACTCAACGCAAATCAGGGTCAAAAGACACTTTTCATTATTGGTCTACACCTGAAGGTCGTAAAGAACGAGCCCGCCTTGGTGGTATAGCATCTGTTAAATCTGGTAATAATCCTAAGTTTACAGATCAACAAGGTTCCTTCAAAGACAAAGATCATGCCAAAAAAGCAGGTAAACTGTCTGCGAAGAAACCAGCAACTAACGGTATTAAGACTAAGAAGTTTCATACCGAAGCTGCAAGGAACTTCTTTATCGATTCAAACCCAACTTGGAGAATCGGTGTGCATTGGAGTAAGAAAAAGAAAACTACTTCTTCCGGTATCTAATCCTTACTTTCGTGGTCGGGTGAACACATCCTGCCATTACGATATTCAAGGTTTTGTTTGGAAGACCGCCACCAGAAATTTGGTTAAAGTAGTCGAGATCAAATGGTACACGCTTCTCGACTCTATTATAGAAATCATACCTACTAGCAGAAGCATCGAGATAGTCATGACCAATATTCCTATCAAAGGAAACGGCAAGTGCGTCAGACAATATGTCAGGTATTGCATTTTTAGTTAACTCCTTAGATTGCCCATCTATGATACCTATAGAGTCCATAATGGCAATATGAATAGCCCTATCCTGACACCACTTCTCTGTAGTGTCAAGCAGCCATTTCTTATCTGTAGCTTCATCAAGTGGTTGAAATACTGATTCTAAGATACCTGTAAATTCCCCTACATCCTTTATCTCTTCAGAATAATTCTCAAGTTCGATAACAAATGCTTCTTTAGTAGGTAGTGAATTGTATTTATTAACAAATTCAGTTACCAGCTTAAAAAGAGATTGATGGGAAGAATCGAAGTATTCATTCTTTAGGAATGGAATGACCTGTCTTGTGTACTCATCATTCTGGATTAAGTTCTTTAGTATCGTTGTTTGGATCATTAAGTAAACTATCCTCTAGTATATGTTTTAGAATGGCAGAAATGTAATCAAGAAACTTTCTGTCAGCGGATACGGATTCTATATCACCATCGGATTCTAATATCTTATAAGAGAATTTGAGTATAGGATCTTTACCATCAGATTCATGAACCTTAATCTTACCATACTGATAAAACGTATTTTTAAATTCACCTGTCTTTATTCTAATAGTCCACTGCTCTTGATCTACAGACTCTACGAAAGTATAGTTCTCTTTGGTTATATGAATACCCATATAATCATCAGATTGATAATCTTCTTCTGTATTAATGTCCATTATACACTATTCCTCATCTATTGTCAAGTCAAGCTCAGAGATATTATCTGCATATCCCAACTTGTATGATTTCTTTACAAACTCTTTAAAGTCTGTATCTTTAAAAATGGATTCCCATAGTTCCTTTTCTCTTGTCTGTTTCTCACGCATCTTAGAACCAATAAGCTCCCCTGTTGTTTTGTCTACTCTTTGGTACCACCCGTTGCTTGGTTTTACAATATCACCAGAAGCGAGAGCAATATCCAATAATCCAGAGTATTCTGAAATACCCCCATTAAATTCAACTTTAATAGGAATCTTTGACTTCTCTCTAAGAAATCTTGATTTTTCAATATTGATAATAAAGTCATAACCTTCTATCTCCCCTGTACCTGCTTTGTTTTGTCTACGACCTACAATCCATATATTATCTGCGGAATAGTAGATCCCTGTACCACCTGATACTACATCTCTAGGAAACAACCCAATTTCTTTATATGTATGATTAACGGCCATCATTGGTATATCACGCATTGTTAGATATGGTGTAATCATTCTAAATAAACCTTTAAGAGCTTTAGCACGTGACATATCAGCAACTGACTTACCTGATTTAGCATCTTCCAATTCTTTCTTAGATGCAAGGTTACCAATTGAATCTATAATAATAATAACCTTTTCTTTACGTTCAACTTCTTCAAGTTGTGATACTAGATCAAACTTGAGTTCCTCTACATCTGTAATAGGTGTATGTAGAACTCTAGATGTATCAATATCAAATTGCTCAAAGTATTCTTGTGGCGATCCAAACTCTGAATCATAAAACAATAAGATAGCATCATCATACTTCTTTAGGTAAGCGGATGCTATCTTTAATGCAAATGATGTTTTAAAATGCTTAGAGGGTCCTGCTAATACTGTAAGACCTGCAGATAACCCACCATCAATATCACCTGATAATGCTACATTCATCATTGGTACATCTGTTGTAACCATATCTGTATTCTTAAATAACATAGAATCTGATAAGATATCAGTTCCTTTTATCTTAGAATTCTTTCTCAATTTTTCCATTAAACTCATTATTTACTACTCCTCACTTTGTTTTTCTAACCATCCAGGTCCTGTATTATAGAAGTTCATTTCCCATAATTCTTTAACACCATATTTTATACGAGACTCATCTTTATTACCACCTTCATATGGAATTGCTAATTTCTCATCTAATAATATCTCAGATAATGAAGTACCATCAGCGAGTATAACAGTTCCTAAAATACGTCCAAACTTACCTTTCTTTTGAAGTTTAGTAGTTAAAGTAAATTCTGCATCTTCATACTCTAGAAGATCTTTAACACGACATTTAGCAGCTAGTCCCCATGACTTTTCATGTTTATGTCTAGTTCTAGATTCTGGTGTGTCAATTCCTGCAAATCTTATTCGTTCTTTAATATAAACCTTAAACCCTAAATCAATTTCAGCGTCAATAGTATCACCATCAACTACTCGGATTAATTTAGCTTTGTATTCGTACATAGTTACAACCTCTCTGTATGTGTTTTATATGCATAGTTTAATGCGGAATTTGCCTCTTTTAATATAGGTCGCTTTACATACCACGATCCTGTACGTGAATCTAACTCTCTCATAAGAGTTTCTATCTCTTCTGCTGTTATTGGGTATTCTTTACGGATTGCATTAAAGGCTATAGATACCATCATCTGATACATTTTATGATACCAACCTGTTTCTGATATAGCTGAATACTCGGATAACATCTTCTTATTAATAAATGGGCAATTGGATATTGATGACCAATTATACTTATCCTTATTAACTAGTTTAGACTTACGGTGTTCTATTACTTGCTCTTGCATCTCTAATGGTAACATATCTAAGAAATTGGAAGATTTAGATTTATCTATATATGTTACAGTATTCATCAGCTCTGTCGGATTAATAAAACTACCTTCCTTGTTTGAAAATATAAAGTTAAAGGCATTTGGGTATTGGCCCGGTACATAATACATTCTAGATAGATCTTTAGTTTGTGGGTCACCAAGACCAGAAAACTCTGTATTCAGGGCATACCAAAAATGCCTAATGTTCTTAGCATGTACTTTATACTTGAGAGGAAAGACTAATCTGAACTTAGGATAATCAGGTCGTGATGATGCTGTTGAATAGCAAACATAGTAATAATGACCAAATCTTTTGTATAGTTCTTCTTCTAATCCTTTAGCATCTATCTCATGATCATCAACATCTAATGCAGCCCATGACCATGATAATACTGAATGGTTATTACGTTTCTCACCTTTATTATATATAGCAGGTGATATTAATGGTGATGTTGATTTAGACTCACGACTCTCAGCTGATAATTGATATAGTAATGATTCCATATCCCTAAAATGGTCAAAGTCCATTTGCTTATGCGTCTTATTATCAAATAGATTCTTGAATATAGTTAATGAATATGTCATAAGTATATTATACTATAGTTTAGATCAAATGTCAAGAGAAGAATGATTCCAATGAAGCCCTCGGTTCTATCGACCACCCGATAGCATCAAGTATAGGTGTAATAGGATCAAGAAATGTCTTCTCAAACTGTAATGGATAATCAATATACTTTGACATTCCCAATTCCTCTGGTAGATAGTCAGGGAATGATATAACATTCTCTTTAACAGGATTAGGTGTCTTTAGATATAGAAACTTAATCTTCTCCCCATTCTTAACTAGAGTATACTTCTTTCTTAACTGATTAGTTATAATAGCATCATTATATACTAAAGTACCACGAACATGAATAGGTGTCCCTTTGATATATAACCCACCATTTTCTTCAGCTAAGTCGACCCATTTAGTAATATTAGTTACACCTCGAGGAAAGGCTACTTCATGTGCAGGTCTAGAATAGAAGTAGTCTTTAAATTGGGCAATAGCCTCTTGTACATCAGACTCATCTTGAATTACTATTACCTTAAACAACTCTTTTAGAGCATCACGGCATATAGCAGGCGTAGAAGATTTAACAGCCTCAATACCCATAATCTTTAATTGAGGCTCTTCATACTGAACACCTTCAGAGTTATGTACATTTAATATATAACGTTTCTTAGCAGTCCATATACCAATATCAGCAATAACTTCTCGATCCATTACCATCTTATTCTCATAAGAATTCATGTTATCAGATAATGTTTGATATGACTTAGCCATCATAGGAACAAACTGTTCTTCACACATCTTATCAATAAGACCTACTGTCTTATCTTTAGATAGATTTAACTTAGATACTAATGGTTCAAAATTAACATATAACGAATCTGTATCAATGGCTATAACATAATCTACATCCTCCGTACCTACAATCCTATTCATAAAGGAGTTAGTAGCTTTCTCTGCCCATCTAATACTTAACTGTCCTGAGAGTGTAATACCTTCAGCTACTCTTAAATCATAGTATCTAAAGAACCTATTACCTAGAGCGCCATATAATGAGTTCATTAGAATCTTAATTGCCATTTGCTGATTATTAAGATTAGATATCTTCTTTACTAGTCTAAACGATTTATCTTTCTGAGACTCCTGTTTAGCTTTAAGCATACTATTCTTGATAACCTTTCTCTCTGAATAGAGTGTATCAATAATAGATGGGATAACACCACGTTTTTCTTTAGAGTAATGAGAACCATTAGCAGCCATTGCTGTATCTGTTGTATGCTTAGGTTTATACTTTAAACAATAATCTACATCAATACCAAAGGTCTTTTCCTCAAGTACTGTTTCAGGACTCATATTATATTGCATAATAAGATGTGGGTATAGGGAGTTTAAATCAAATGACACAACCCAATTATGTTTACCAACCATAGGTGCTTTAACATACCCACCTGGATACTCTGCTTTAGCATTAACTTCTTTAGGAGGTACAGCAATTCTCTGCTCATCTAGTGTACGATAGATAAAGGTATCCCATATACCTGTTGTACCAAATGCTTCAACATAGTTAACACCAGCTTTATACGCTATAGTCATACATAATGTAATAAGACCCATTTTGTCCTCAAACCGTTCTATTAACTCCACATCTTTGATATTGTAATCAATAAACTTCTGATAATCATTCTTATATAAAGAATGGAGTGTACCGTACTCCTCATATGATATCTTACGTTCATTAAGTTCAACATGAGCTATATGATCTAGTTTATAGGATTCTTGTTGTGAGTAAGTAAACTTCTTATATAGATCAAGATAGTCAAGCTGTTGTATACCCACAATCTCATAGAATTGAGAGGACTTACCCATTATAGTAACTTCTCTACGATCTACTAAACTCCAAGGGCTTAATCGTTTAGAGTATGTCTCCGATAATACATTGTTTATACGATTAACAAGATAAGGCATATCAAAGAATTTAGTATTCCAACCTGTTATAACATCAGGTATATGTCTAGGGGAGGACCAATGTCCAATGAACTTACGAAGTAGATCTAGCTCATCTATACATTTAACGTATTCTATTTTAAGTTCAGTATGAATAGAAGTTGATATATCAAAATCCCCCATACCCCATACATAATAGGTATCATCTATAGATGACTTGAGAGCTATTGATATAACTTCATGTGCAGCAAATTCAGGCTCAGGAAAACCATTATCAGATGCAACCTCAATATCGATTGAAGTTACATTGATTTTATTTCTAGCAAATGGTATCTTACCTGGGTACTTCTGTTGAATAAATTGGGCAATATAGTTAGTATTACCGTGAACCGTTATGTTCTCAATAGGCTCTGTAGTTTGGATAAACTCCTTAGCCTCTCTCATAGAATCAAATACTATCTTTTCTAGAGCTTCACCTTTTAATGAATACCACCTAGAAGATGTAGAAGGACCTACTGTTACAAATAATGATGGTTTAAACGTAATGCGTTCTTTAATAGGATGACCTGAATCATATCCTCTTAGTAGTAGTTTATTACCAAATCTGTTTACAGAAGTATAGAAATTTGTCACAGGTTATCACCTTTTTATCATAATTATACATATTATACACTACTTTAGTTCAAATGTCAAGTGACTATATTAAGGTCAGGGGTAACAATGGCCGATTCTTTTTCCTTATAACCTTCAATTTCCTTTACTAATTCACGATACTTCTCTTTCATTTCTTCTATTGGATCCACAATAAACATAATAAACTGCGCAGGATTATCAATTACTAATTCGGACACATCTGCATAAGGCATATAAGGTACAAACTGTAGCTTACCTTCAGCTGCAGGTATGATAATAACTGGTTGGAATATTGTTTCAGTCTCAGATTCATAATTACATAATAACTCTTCACCTGTAGAAAGACGTACTATTTTGATATTTTCTTGTTTCATTTATTCACCTATTTTAAAAAAAGAGTACCTATTTCTAGGTACTCTTTATATATATTAACCTAACAGTAGTTCTTCAGCTGTAGTAGAATCACCATCTCTATTAATAGGGATGCGTTTAGGTTTCTTTTCTTCTGGAACTTCAAGTGTTAACTCAATATAAAGAATACCATCAATTAAATTAGCTCTTGATACAACAGTATATTCCGAAAGCTTAAATTCCTTACGAAACTTGCGAGATGAAATACCTTTATGAATATATTCAATATTCATTTTAGCTTCAGCTGCGTTACCAGTAATACATAGAGTAGAATCTTTTACTTCAATATCAAGCATAGGGAGAGAGAATCCAGCAACTGCAAGTTCAACTACAGTTTTGTCATCATTCACCTTAGTGATATTATATGGGGGATATCCTGAATCAGTTTGCTGACCTAAACGTTCAAGATCATTGAACATCTCATCAAAACCAATATATCTGGGGGATCTTGGAAAAGTAAAATTTTGCATAGTTTTGCCTCCTTAGAGCACATTGTTATATTCCCTGACAATCAGGCGAATATTTAATTACCAATATAGAACATTAACAGGTTAGTGTCTAACGTTACCTATATTGTACTTGGGTGATAGAGTCCATTTCTTCTTTTCAGAAAAAGGTATAATCTTTATCTGTTTAAGAGGAGCTCTATCTTGTGAAAGGGATTCGTCTAATATAGTAACTAAACCCCAATCTGATAACAGCGTAGTAATAGTATTTCTACGTTGTACATCATTCTCTAGTAGATTATTTGGTTTGCCATCAAGAATGAATAATTCTTTAAAATGCACAATAAAATATCTACCTTGTTTATGTAGTATATGACAAGACTGGCTTAATATATTACCCTTTGAAGGGTTAGATGGTATACCAATTCTTGTAAGTGTTTCTTTGACTTTTAAGAAGTCGTCTGGTTCGTTTAGACGAATTTCCAGCATAATATCTGGTGTCCATTCCACGATTTCATTATTTTCTAATTCCACCTTTACTCACCGTTTCCTTTATTCTTATAATTTCATCATCACCTAACAGGGACAGTACTGCTTTTGCTTTCTCTTCGGAATATTTATAGTATTCCATTATTGCAGTTATTGTTTCTGTATTATCAGGTTTAGCCCATTTAGAAAACCTTTTACGCTTTCTAATTGTATTTATCAAAAATGAATATTGTAAACGAGAGTCAATATGATGGTGGATATTCATTTCATTTGCTAAGAGGACTGTATCTTCAAAATAAGATAATGACCTATTAATAATAAAAGGATTATATACAGCTTCAGTTACATCATCCACCATAAGGTCTTTCTTAGTAAAATTGATTGAGTTTACATAGTCAAAGAGTTTCATTTAAATTCAACCGTGCTCATTACCTCAGTAAGACAAGCGACCATATTCAACTCTTTATCAGCAACCCAAGCATCTTTGAATTGATACTCTGCTAAGATAAGAATAGCAGCTGGTATAGTTTCTGGCCTAATATACTCAGACATTGTATTATACAACTTACGAATGATTACAGGTGTGTCTTGATCAATATTATTAACAACCCACTTACGCATTTGTGAGAAGTCTTTTGCTTTAAGATACTTCATTAGATCAGAAATATCTACATCACCAACTTCAGTTAAGATACCAGCATCAATTGTATTAGACCCAGAGATAGCATACTTTTGTAGCTCATTTAAGGTTCTACGGAAATCAGGGAAGAACTTTTGTGTTACAGAAATCAAAGCCTTCTCATCATATGTTACCGATTCATCAGCTAAGATACTTCTAATTCTATTAAAGAATTGAGATGCAATTGCTGGTTTCTGACTCTTAGGAATAGTAAAGTCGATATTAGAACATCGTGAATGGACAGGTTCAATAATTCTATTCTTAAAGTTACACGTTAAGATAAACCTACAGTTTTCAGAGAATTCTTCTATATAGAAACGAAGTGCTGGTTGTACAGATTGTGGATTAAGATAATCAGCTTCATCAAGGATAACAACTTTATACCCACCTTCAAGAGATACAGAAGATGCAAATTGCCTAATCTTACCTCTTAAATTCTCAATCAAACGTCCTTCATCAGATCCATTAATTACAATGTAATCTAAACCCATTTCTTCACAAAGTGCTTTAGCTACTGTAGTTTTACCAACACCCGCAGAACCAGAGAACAACATATTAGGAAGTTCACCAGACTCGACGATGTTGGTAAATACAGATTTTAAAGATTCGGGTAGAATTGTATTAAAAACTATCTGTGGTCTGTATTTCTCACACCACAGAAATTCATTATCATTACTCATTATATATTCACCAATTGTTTAATTATATACTATTATACACTATCGCTGCAATAATGTCAAGCGTTATTCTTTAATTATCGCAGCGATAATATCTTCAAATTCTTCTACCTTTTCGGTTCTATTAGGCCAATAGATGTAATCCTTGTCTGGATTTGCTTTCAGATTAGACAATAAAGGAAGTATTGCGTTGTAAAGATTGTTTAACCTCTCGTCAGATTCATGTAGACGTTCAGACTGTATTTTAACTACTTCTTCTTTAGATGATTTAAGAGCCTTTACAGCTTCTAACTCATCCTCATCAACCGCAGTAAAACCGAAATCAAACATGACTATGGAGCGTCTGTTGATGTTTCAGGTTCAGAACCTTCTTCAGAACCTTCCTCCTGTTTAGGTGCATTAGCCTCAATAAACTGTGCTAATCTTCCCCGAAGACGACCAACTTCTTCTAATTCAGGTCCTTTAAAAGCTCCTCTCTCAGAACATACATCAATGATTTTAATTGCTCCGGCAAGTTCATTTAAACCTAACTGAACCCCTTCTTCTTGTGTTGTTACTTCTTCTTCTTCTGTTGTTGTTACTAAACTTTCTTCAGCCATTTTTATTTCCTATTTATTAAATGTAGATGATTTCTCTAGAGCGACCCAATATTTAGATTCAGAATTCTTAATAGCGAATTCGCCTATTAATTGTGATGAAATCCTAATCTGCAGGTCACCTGAGATGAATTTAAAATTAGAGATTTGAAATACAAATCTAAAATCCTTTTCTGGACATTTACTTGGACTAACTCTAATTGAATACGAGTTAGACGTTTTATCTTCAATATCTCTGACAGATAAAACTAATTCCCCATTATCTGGTGTAACAACAAGTGTATCCGCTCGAAACGTAGATGAAGCACGTTTTATGTTATTTAAATCTGACTCTGACAGTTCGAATTCTAATTCACACTCAGGCATATCAATGTCTTTAGAGGGTGAAACAAGAATTTTAGGATCAGAAAAGAAATATTTAATAGAACATGTCTTATCTTCGCTTCTAATAATGACCGATTTGTTTTCTGATTCATATAAGAATTCAGGCTGATCGATCATGTCAATAGCATTTAAGAACTCATTAAGATCATAAATGCCAAAGTCTGATGGGAATACAGTATCTACTGTAGAGAATGCCATTATATTCTTAGCACCCGATACAGTCTTTAATATATTCCCTTGCTCAATCACAATGTTAGGGTTGATTGAAGCATAATTCGTTAATACATTCAAAGTGTTTTCAGTTAATTTCATTACAAATCCTCATGATTATTATTTGTTCTATTACTATATATACTTTTATATTATACACTATTTATAGTGTATTGTCAAGTATTTTGGAAAAATTCCTATCTTTTTGAAATTCAATCTTATTTCTAAACTTATTCTCTAATATCTCTCCTTTATGTGATATAACAAACAGATTACAATCTGTCATTGTGATTAGAATCTTAATAAGGTTCTCAATACCATCTGGATCTAAAGATGAGTCAAATGTCTCATCCAATATTAATAGATTAGTGGACATTGAATTCTTTACTCTAGCTACCTCCCTCCATGTAAACAATATAGCAAGATCTATCTTCATCTTCTCACCTTCTGAAAATGAATCATACGAAAAGATATCCCTATGCCTTGACTTAATAGTCTCAGAAAATGATTCATCTAAGTAGAACGATATATAGAAATCCATTATCTGAAGGTACTGATTAATAAGTTGATTAATCATTGGTAGGTATTGTTTAATAATTTGTGTCTTAATACCAGTATCTTTTAATATCTCATATATTACTGAGTTATAATTGTTCTTCTCCCCTAATTCCACACGGTCCTTCATACAGGTCTGTAAGGATTTATTTAGTCTACTTAATTCCCCATTAGCAGAGGCTAAGGATACATCGTTATCTAATGTTTCTGCGTTTTGTAGTTCAAATATAGAGGACAAGAGGGTTTCCTTTGATGTCCTATAAGAATCTAAAACCCCATTATTAAGCGTTACTTTCGCATGCTTATCATGTAACTCCTTTAACTTAGACTCTATTATAATATAGTTATCATTAGAGTCCATAAGGGCTATCTTACATTCAGTTAATCCTTCTTTAAGATTCCTTTCCTTTTCTCTAGTAAGCTGAAGCTGTGATTGTTTAAATACATTATCTATATCTTGCTTACATATAGGACAGTCATCATTCTCCTCATAGAACTTGGACTCCTTAACAATACGTTTAATACCGGACTGAATTCCTATATCGTATTTACGGAGTTCCTCATTCTTCTGTCCCTCTAGACTCAATTGTTTAGATATATCCCTAATATCACTATCCAATCCCTTAGTTAGAGTAGTATTCTCTTGTTCTAAGTCAGAGATCTTAAGATTTATAGATTCTACTTCATCCCGTTTCTTATGTATATGTGATTCTGTTAGTACTTGAATTTCCCTAATATGCTTCCTTTGCATATTAATCGAATTTGTCTTTATGTTTATATTAGAATCAACATCTTTTAGTTCTTCTTTAATCTTAGATATATCAGCTTTAAGTAAGTTATTCATTACACCAAATACCTGTATATCTAACACATCTTCTATTACTTCACGTCTATGTGCCGAGTTTAATTGCATAAAAGGTACAAATGAAGAAGCACCTAGTACAACAATCTGATGGAATGACTTATGGTTAAGCTTAAGGATATTTTGTTCTAGGTATGTCTGATAATCTCTAACTGTAGAAGATTGATTAACCATTACATCATCAATATATATCTCAAACTTGTTAGGCTTTAAACCTCTTATAATCTTGTATTTAATTAAACCTATTGTAAAATCAACAGAGACTTCACAATTCTTTTGGTTAATAGTGTTAACTAGTTGTGCTTTCTTAATAGATCTATGAGGTTTACCAAACAATGCAAATGAGAGAGCATCTATCATTGTAGATTTCCCTGATCCATTATGACCTACTACTAATGTAGATGGTGACTTGTCAAGCTGTACTATAGTTGCATTATTACCAGTAGATAGGAAATTAATCCATTTTAGTGTATGGAATGTTATCATATTATTGAATCTCCATAGATTGGGCATTTCTATACAGATTCTGTACTACATTCTTTACTCTTTCTTTATCTAATTGTGTATCAAGTGCATCTATATACGAGTTTAATAGATCCCCTGTATCAGTTATACCCTTAGTATTTAATTCAGTATCTTCTATATTAGATATAAAATTTTCTGATATCTTAAGATCATGTACACCGATATCAAGAAGTTTATCAATAAAGATATCAAACAAAAATGGATCTGTTTTCTTTACAACAAACACCTTAATAAACTTATCCTTGTAAAAATCTGCAGATAATGCTGAGTAATTAGTTACTTCATCATCATAGTAAATGATTTCAAACATTCTAATAGGATTTAATACCTTCTCAATCTCTCTAGTTTCTGTATCAAGTACATGAAAATACTTCTTATCATTATGATCATTCCATGTAAACTCTATCTGTGAACCTAGATAACGTATATTATCTTGTGCAGATGCTATATGGAAATGACCCGATAATACTTGATCAAACTTTGATAATTCTGAAGATTTAATCCAACCATGGTGTTGGTGCATAATACCTCTAGATACCTCAAATCCTTGAAGTTCTAAATGAGCCCCAAGAATAGGAGCAGTTGTTGTTGAAATAAAGTCTTTAACTTCTTGATAATTCTGGGAAGTAATCCATGGGATTAATCCTATCTTTAGACCATCATAATCAATCTCAACTGGATCCATGTGTATCTTTACATTCTTAGTATAATAACCAAGCAGTTCTTTAAGAGCACAAAGATCATTAGTATTCTTATGGTATACATCATGATTTCCAGGTATGATGTTCATATACATGTTCCGTTCAACCAAAGGTTTTAGAAACATATTCCTATTCTCATTAAGGGCTTTAAAGTTTACGTTCTTTCTTGATTCATAGTAATCCCCAAGGTGTAGTACTTGAGAGATATTATGTTTGTCACAATAAGGGAAGAATACTTCTTCATAAAATCTTCGCTGATACTCTATCCATATCCCAGAAGAGTTACGAGCACCAGCATGTGTATCATTCAATATAGCTACTTTCATTATATACCTATTATTCCTTTCTATACCATCGTTCGAGACCCTTTAACCGTCTAAAGTTATGACGTGTTTCCTTTGTGGCTGTCTTCTTAGAACGATCAATTATTGATATCTTTTCTTTAAGATGTTCAATAGTATCATCAACTGATACATACTCTGATGCCAGACCAGACTCTGAATAATGAAGAAAATTAGCATGATCTGCTTTTAGAGTAAACTCATTTTTAATATCAACCTGTTTATTTTCTTTTTGTATTCGTCTTATAAAAGCATAGAAACATATCTGAGTAAAGTAAGAGAATGCATTAGGAAGTCCTGTTCGTGTAGTATAATCATATTTGTAGTTATTAATCGCTCTAAGACAATTCTCTACTGCGTCCATAACCATTTCATCTCTGTATGTATAACGTGCGAAATTAGATCGATTGGATAGCTTAGATGCAATAGCCATAAAGGATGTTGCTATGTAATCTGTAACAATAGGTACCTTCTCTACTTTTTCTTTTGCATCGTTACACGCATTTACATAATCAACAACCGCCTTAGAAAACTCTTTATTGTTTAAATAATGTTTCGGTTCGGTAGTCATAGTTATATCTCTTTTTATTGTTATAGTATGTATTATACACTAAAATTAGGTAAATGTCAAGGGGTTGACTTTTAGTTGAAAATGTGTTATAATATTACTGGTGATGCGGAAAAGGGGGAATATAGTATACTCAGTGAATTAAGTTTGATGATGGTCTATAGTGTTCTTCAACTGACTCTTCTTCTTCTAATTCTAATTCTACTTGACGTTGTTGTTCTGCAGATTCCCGCTCTACTTCCTCTACCTGATTAATCATCATCATATATTGGTACTTATAAGACGTATTACACTCAGCTGCACATACTATTGAATGCTTATAGAGGATTAGTTTAGTGGAATTAGGTTCAGAGAGGTGCATGTATAATGAAAAAGAAGTAGAATTATCTTCTTTCTTATTAATAAGAAAAGGTATTTCTACCATAAAGTAATCCTCAAATTCTTCAAGAACATGAGTTATAATAGACTGTCCGGTAATTAATTGAATGTGTCTAATATCAGGTTTCATAGCTTAACCTCGTAGATGTCGTAATCGAATTTCTCTCTAGAGTAGATTTTAATACGTTCACCTGAATGTAATAGAGTATAATTCTGTCGTTTCTTATAATGTAGATCATCAGCTATATCAAATACTTCTGTTTCTTGCCCTGTTTCAGACTTTCTAAGTCCTCTACCGATAGACTGAAGTACTTTAATCTGTGATTTAGATGGTGATGCGAATATAATATTATGTAAGTTCTTAATGTTAATACCAGTAGAAAATGTACCTAAAGATGCTACAATAATAGCATCATTCTCTTTCTCTGTTAGTTGTCGTATACGTTCTCTATCATCAGTAGGTGTTGCTCCTGATACAAAGAATACTTGTCTATTTCCGGATACTTTCTCAGATATTATCTTATATAATGGTTCTCCATGCCTCTTAACTAAATTAAAAAGTACTAATGTATTACCATCTTGATCTAAGGCTAAGTTCTTTATAAAAGAGTTACGTGCTTCATTAGATACAATAAAGTCTATTTCTTCTTGATATGTCGCATCTTTTAATGACTTGCAAGATATTTCCGGATATTTAAGAAGTAGTACATTAACAGATAATTTAGCTAATGTACCAGCATCCATTAATTCTTTAGTAGTTATTACTTTATATATAGGACCGAAATGACCCTCTAGTATAAGTTTATGACATTCAGCTGATTCATCAGGTACAGTTCCTGTTGTACCTATTCTAAAGTCAGCTTCTCTTAATTTAGTCATTATAGAAGTTAAAGATTTAGCTTTAAATGTGTGAGCCTCATCACCTATAATCATACCATATGGTTCAAACCATTTAGATTGAAACTTGTATATAGATTGCCATGTAGTAACAACTATACGTTTATCTGTATTAAGTTCTTTACCAGAATAGATTCTATGTACATATTCTTCTGCAGAGAAGGAGTTATCATATTTAGAGTAATCTTCAAAGTCGGTATACATCTGCTCTACTAATGAGGTAGTAGGTACTACCAGTAATACATTCTTATCATAATTATCTAAGTACCAGCGAAGCACACAATAAATGATTAATGATTTACCTGAAGCTGTAGGAGATAATAAAAGGGATGACTTATTATGTATAGCATGAAGAATACCTTCAATCTGATATTTACGAGGCTCTATCTTAACACCTTTAGATGTTAGATTTAATGATTTAATAAATTGAACTAACTGATATGCATTTATAGCTACTTTAGTATTAATAGAACCGTATGTGTCTGATTTCTCAAGTTCTACATTATATCCGCGTGTATCAGCAAATTCTTTAACATACGCAAACACACCAGATGGTATCTCGCGTGACATTAACTTAAACAGTCTAAACTTTCCATCCCAGTACTTATTCTTATAAGATGGGACAAATTGATATCCAGGTACATACCACGAGAAATGCTCTGAAAGTTCTTGAGCTATAGAGGCCTCAGTATTAATATGAAGCATAGCATGATTAATCTTAGAGATTTTAATTGTATCCATTAGCTACCTGTCATAAACTTACGCCATTCAATAATGTTCTTAATGTTGTTTGACCTAAACCTAATATGTCCTAAGATTTCATCAAGTGTTTCTTTAGTAATCTTAGAAAGATCTATTTTAGAAGATAAGGCTTGTAGGTCTTTATCTGCTTTATAGTATTGTTCTTTTTGTGCTTTGGTGGCTGGTGCTATTAGACCATCAAATGGGTCAGGATCCCAACCTAACCTTTTTATTGTTGTAGGGTCCATCTTACCTTCATAATAAAGCCATTTGTCTTTATAGGCAAGTTCTAATTGAGTTTCAAAATGCTTCAGTTCTAGCTTTGTTTTAGTAAGCATCTCAAGGTATTTGGCGTGTAATGTAGCTGATTGCATTGAGACATCGTCTAGTGCTAGGGTATCAATTTCTACATCTATTTTCCATTCTTTAAGTATATCTTCAATATTATAAATTGTTCATCTCCTATTCAAAAATCATATCAGTAAATACAAAGTTTACAGCAGTTGTAAGATATTCTAGTTGTTCAGTATTAGATTCAAATACTATATCCCCTATACTTACTGGATAAGCGTCTGTAAATCTTATATTCCTTATAACATTATTTTTAGAATTCATTACCATTACTGTTATATCTGATGTCTTATCTAATGTGTTATCATTAGTATACACTATTTCGTTGATCCAGTCAAATATTTCTTTATAATTTTCCATATCTTCATCAATGATCACGTTTAATATAAGTTCTTCAAAATTTAGGTGATCCGCAAAGACTTTAAGCTGTCTTGTTGGTGTAGAATATTCTGCAGGGTTAAGATTAAGTGCAGGGATAATAACACCTGTAGTAAAGTATTCAATATTAGGAATCTTTGCTATTACCACTTTATAATTATGTGGTGATAGAAAATTTATATTTTTTGCCATTTCAATGAAATCCTTAGTGTTCTGTCTATACCACTATTTATACTCATAAAAAAAGGACCCGATTAAGGGTCCTTTCCAATTTTGCCCTAAGGTAGCCTTAGTTCAATATTGACCTGCTATGTAATACTTGTAACTGCGAAGTTACGGAAGTAAGTGTTAGCGCCTGCACCATCCGCAACATAAGGATTGTTAACCATACCGTAGCGAGTTTTGAAACCGATACGAGGTTGGAAATCATCAGCACCAATGGTTTTAACCATAGTTAAAGGAACGTATGGGCAGTAGAATAAACCTGCATCATATGGATTAGTACCTTTATAACCAACAGTTATATAATCAGCTGCAGCATATGGATCAACGAATACTTTCATAGAACCATTTAAAACACCAGCAAATAATGAACCAGTATCATCAACTTTCAATTTAGTAGACAATGCAGGTGCGTAATCAAGAACACCTGAAGCTGCTAATACAGAAGCTACGTTAGAAGAACAGATGATAAAAGAACCTTTACCACGGCGAGTTGCAACAGCAATCGCGTTAGCTTCTAATTCAATTTTAACACCTAAGTTTTTGTAACGCTCAACAGCCCAACGACCATCGTTATTACCAATTGTACCAGCTGCTACAGCTGCTCCTATATTCCATGTATCAACATCAATAGCATTAGTATTAATTGTTTCTAATACTTCACGGTTAATCTCAGCTAAGATTTCAACTGAAAGGATATTTGCTAATTCAGACTCAGCATTTAATCCATGAACAGCTTTCAAATCTTGTGCTAATTCCATTGTGTACTCAGCTTTCAATGCACGAGATTGTGCAGTAACAGTAGTCTTGTCAATGGTGAAACCCATTTCTTTGAATGCTGTACCACCTGGACGACCCAAATTCTCCGCAGTTGTAGTAGGATATCTACCAGACCAAGAAGTATCAGGTTTATCAAGACCTAGTGCTTCAACATCAGCCGCTTGAACTACATCGATAGGTAGAAAACTACCAACATCACCAGCAGCAAGATCAGTACCACCAGATTTAAGTCCAGCATCTACATCGGTCTGCGTAACTACACGACTCAAACCAGTACCAGGTGTTTTCGCGCCTTTATATAAGCTTTTCATAGCGAAGATAAGACCAGTAGGACCGTTCATAGGTTGAACACCTGCGACATCATAAGCGATGACATTAGGCATTGCGCGACGAACTAAGTTAATTAAAATAGGATCCCAGTTATTAGGTGCTGCAGCACCATCAGTAGTTGAATAACCCGTTGCAGTATTATTTGCAGGGGATTCTGATAAGAAACCAGATTGGCTTCTTTCTTCAGCTAGTGCTTTTTCTGTATTCTCAAGCAAAACAGTTGTAATTGCTTTTTTATGAGGATCCGTGATTTCTGGAGTTCCTTCTGCATTAAGTACAGGACTCCATTTTTCCATTAAGTTTTGTGAACCAAACATATTTATTTTCTCCGTTAGAAAGATTGATTTTTATTGATAGCAGATACATATGCTGCCATTGATGGACTTATTAAAGTATTATCGGTATTAGAATCCGCGGTAAGAAGTTCTTCTTCTACAGGTGCTGATTTAACCTTAAAATATGATTCTTTAATTGTTTCGATTTTAGATGTAAATTGCTCTTTATTATCATAATCGATTGATTCAATTAGAGAATTGAATTTATCAATATCAAGCTCAGTCATTCCGATACAAGCTTCTGCAATAGCTTCAACTTTCTCGTGATTATGAACTCTTTCTGATAATGCAATACCATGTTGAACAGATTCATTAAGTTGTTCTTCTAGTTTCGTAACTTGCTCAGCAAGCTCATCAACCAAAGATACTTTATCTTCTGGTACATCGATATTGTGATTAACAAACACATCTTTTAAAGATGATATAAATGATTCAGTAATCTCAGTTCTTAAACCAGACTCAATCGCTACTTTGTTGTCTTCTACCCATTGTTCAACAACATAGTTCAGATATGAATCTACTTTATCAACCAAAGATTCTCTAACTTCAGTAGCAGCTTCTTCTAGTTTAGACTCATAAGACTCTTCTAGTTTAGCAACTTCTACTTTAAGTTTAGATGAAATAGCAGCTTCAAAGATTAGTGCAGCTTTGTCTTTAAATCCTTCAGCTAAAGATTCTTCACCTTCAACTAATGCATTTAAATCATCAGAGAAATCAACTTTGGCTTCTTCGACTTCTTCGACTTCTTCGACTTCTTCTTTCTTTACTTTTTTAGCTTCGTCTTCGTCATCATCTTCGACTTCTGACTCATCGTCATCAACTTCGACTTCTGCTTTATCATCTTCCTCTTTATCATCTTTATATTTCTCAAGAATTTCCTCATCTTTAACTTCAACGTCCTCCAACATAGTATCTAGTTGTTCTTCATTGATGTCGGCGATGCTATCTTGCATTTCTTTAGACATTAATTTTACCTCTTTGTTAAAGTTTCGAGAGGAAATCTTGAAACAATTTTGATTGAATCTCGTTAAGATCCTTCATTTTTGTTTTTCTTATTTCAGTCTCATATTTTTCAATCTGTTGAGCTTTAAGAATACCATTGTCCCATACCCAATCAACACCTTCCATAATCCCATTAACGAATGCATTATGTGCTGATGGATCCTGAACTATGTCAATTGTTGCAAGATGAAAATCATCCTTCACAACATTCATAGAATTCTTATTCTCAATACTTCCCATACCACGACTTGAAACACCTAACTTTACACCACCTTCTATAAGACCTTTTACAATCTTACCCATTGGAGTGTTTAGTACAAGTGCTCTTCCAATCACATCATTCCCTTCAAATTTGAGTGAAGTGATGCGATGTGAAACCTTGTCTAAATTTATTGATGGTGAGTCTGGATGATTTAACTCACCTACAGCTCTACCTTTAGACACTTGTTCTTCTACATATTTGTGTACAGCAGACTCCATGATCTTTTTAGGATACATACGACCATTACGGTTCTTAGCTTCTGTTTGCATAAAGATACCTTCTATAAAGGTATTCTTATTACCTGACTCTTTAGAGTCTTCTGTAAAATATGATAAATTTTCCTCAACATATTCTGTTATTAGTTTCATGCTTATTCCTTTTCTACTGACTCCGGAGCCTGAATGTTTGGTTCAGAAACCGCCATAGATGATGCAACATCCACAATCTGCTTGTTAAATGAGTCAGCTATTTTATTATTCATTGACAACTTAAAATCATCAATAGCCCCTGAATCATTACCGTTGCTAATGTTATTAATTAAACTTTTAATAGATTCCATAATATTATCTCTTTGTTATATATTTATAAAAAACTAAACTTCTTCACCTGAATTTTTATTTGCTTCTTCTTCTTCAGGATCATCGTATATCTCTTCTTCATCTGCTATTTGCTTATCTATTTCTTCTATATCATCATCTGTTTGTCTAAGTATATTCCTTCGTACATATTCAACAGAGTAGTACTTACCAACATACTCATCAACTTCTCTGAGAGTGTTAATACGTTCTTTCATCATTTCAGTTTCTTTAAGTTCTGAGAAATAGATGTCATCCGCAAAATCAATTGCCATGGAATTATTTAAATCATTCCAATCATCTCTGGTAATAATACCTTTAAGGATTAGTTGTGTTCTTAAAGCTTCTAAGAATACATTTCCGAATTTAGAACAAATACGATCTAGAAACTTTTGAAACTTAACTTCATCTCTAGAAATTTCTGTCGATCTACCTAGATTAAATGTCTGCTCTGTCTCTAGACGATTAGTAGGTACATTAAGTGCTTTATATAGTTTCTTCTGAAAATATAAAATATCCTCAATTTCACCTAGATTTTGACCTCCAGGTAATGTTGATATCTCTGTACCTCTACCACCTTCTCTTCTAGGTAGCCAGAAATCTTCCATCATAGAAAGATGTTTATGTGTATCTTTTAATTCACCTGTTTCCGCATCATATACTAACTTGTTACGATAGTTGTTCATAATACCACGTAGATACTCTTCTGCTTTACCTTTAGTAAGGTTACCTACATCAATATAGAATATTCTGCGTTCAGGTGCTCTAGCGATACGATATATCAATAGAGCATCTTCCATCATTCTTAACTGATTAGCTGGTTTTATAGCTTTGTCTAGATGGCCTATTACCCTATCTTTCTTATATGAAAGGAGACCAGATGGTACGAATATAATAGCATCTTTAGAGATTTTTAATCCCTGAGCAGATGATAGTGTATTCTCATCATGATATACATAATAATCATTAACTCCTACAACTACCTTAGCTTGAGTTTTAGGATCAATTTCTTCTTCGATTTCTTTAACTTTAGTAATCTGGGTAGATTCTATAGGTCTTAATTCTATGATTCCTTTCTTAGGATTCTTCTCATCAATAATAATATGGTAATAGAGTCTACCGTCTATGTACCATTTTCTAAATATATCATGCCCATAATCATTAAATGATAACATAGCAAGTACATTATCAAATTCTTCTTGGAATATCTTCTTAATCTTATCCGATTGTTCTAATTTGTCTAAATTAAGTCTAATAGGATCTGATATATCTGTTACAATTGATTCTGATATTATATCAGTAATTGCCTGATCCACTTCAGGGACAGTTGCAATTTCCCTATATTTCTTAATTTGTACCCTATCATTATGTAATTGTTCTGTTGATAAATCAAGATATTGTGAAAAATGACCTCCAGCCGTAACAACACCACCAGCTTGATCTAGCGGAGCTACAAAGGAACGCCCTTTTTCAAAAGTATCCTTATCTTTCTTTTTCTTTTTTATCTCAAATCCAAATAAATCTGCCATATTTTTTCCTAATAAAATAATAATGGTAGGGTGTTTATAACCCTACCATTATATTTATACATTACCAAATAATACTATGACGTAGTATCAGATGTCCAATACTGATAAGTTATTGTCACTGTAAATTCTGATATTGCACCATCAGAATCATATGACATATCAATTGCACCTAATTCAGATGGCCAGCATCCTCTCATAATATAAGATTTAACAACTTCCCCTTGTTTATTTAATTGATCAATAGTCATATCTGACATATAATCATTAGGGTTGCTTAATCCTGTATTCTCGTCATGAGCATTAATACCGTTCATCCAGATTTCAAATGCGGAACGAACAGAGTGTTTCCCATCAGCCATAATAGTAATAGACCAATCAGCGAATGTACGATCACCTGCTAATTTTAATTCTCTACCACGAAATTTTACGGGAATGGGTGCTATAGTTGCTGCCGGAAGGGAAGCACCTTTGCACATAAAGGATGCTAATTCAACATCCCCACCTACGAAACTTGGAAAGTTTGTAGTAACTTGAAATAAGTTATTACGGGCCCCACCACCAAGTAATTTTGATTTAAAGTCATCAACTCCTAAATTTGCCATTTCTATCTCCTATTTAGAATTTACCAACAATTTCAGAAAATTCAACACCAGTACGAGTGGCAATGAAATTCAATGTCATAAAGTTGATAGAACGAGCCGGTTTAATATATATGTCAGCTATAAAACGATTAGTATCTATCACTTGCCCTGTGTTATTTGTTTCATCACATACTACTAAGAAGTCATATATACCTCTTCTGCCTTTCACATCTCTTAGGAACGGTTCAACCATATTTCGGAATTGTGCTCTTGTAAACTCATCATTAAACTCAAACAATTGGTATTTAGCAGCTGTAGCAATTGCTTTTTCTAGTACTAAGAACAACCTACGAACATTAATTCTATCAAATGCTGAAGGTTTAGTTTGTGCTGTCTTATCCCCATATAATATTGTCCCTTCACCAGGAAATGCACATATAGGATTTAAACGGTTTTTATATAAATCATCTCTATTAGTCTGAGTAGGATTTAATCCCAATCTAGTTACTTCAAATATCTGACCTCTATTAAAACCAGCTGGTGACCACCATGGATCAGCAACATCATCTGTTTTAGCACATAGCCCTGCAACAGCACCACACGCTGGATTCCAACGATATACATCCTTATATTTATCATACTGATATAATGCAGATGAATCGAAAACCGCATATGAAGACGACGTCAACTTCTTAACCCATTTTAATAAAAGATACATAGCCTCAATTGAAGATGTATTCGATGTAAATGATACAGGAGGTGATATAAATGCAACACAATCTCTTCTTTGCTCAGCAATAGATATTAATTGTTGTGCATGAGATATAGAGTTCACCATAGCTTCTACAGTAGTTGTTGAGTTTGGTGCATCAGTACCTGTTAAGCCAGGAGTTGGTCCACCAATAAGTAGGTTAATTTCGATGTTTTCAGTATCTAGGAATGTATCATAAGCATCTTTAACGTCATTTACTCCTACTATACCCTCTTTACCACCTTTCAATAAGACAGGAGCTGTGTTTGATAGAGCATTAGATTTGCTTACTCCAAAAGTAAATTTAGTTGGGAGAAAGTTACCTGTACCAGCATCATATTGAGTTGATTCTTCACCAGCTTCACTAAACCCAGTTGGAGCGTTAACAGCATATACATATTCAGATTGTGAGTTAATAACATCTCTGTAATAATTATTAGTACCATCTAAAGAAACAGCGTCCGATGCCATTGAAAGGAACTCGTATGTTTCTAATACTTCAAAACTACCAGCAGCTGCTGTTCCTATCATAATATGACATTCATCAAATTCACCACCCTTTCCTGCCATGAAGTCGGAAGTTTCTGGAAATTCAGTAAAATGTAATTTTACGGCATCCCTTAGTACGCCAGACCATTGAGCAGTTACAAATTCTGTGTT